AGGGGACAACCGAGGTGGTGTATTCTCTGGAGTGGCTAAGAGTGCGCTTCTGATATCGTCAGCATCAGTCCTGAGCACCAACGACTCACCATCATACTTCCAGCAGGGCATTGGATATTCAGTAAAGAAATCCCTTGCAACTGGTATCTGTTGATCGTTTTGCCTCTTGAGAGTTACATAGTCAAGAGATTCACCATCTTGTTTTAGTTTGATATATATCATGCGAAAACCTCCTTCGCTTTTTCTACGGTTATGACTCTCAGCCTGAAGGAGAAGTGTGCATCTGTTGTTGCCGAAGATTCGGTACGCAGTCTCACCCGTAACGAAGACACCATGGATGGATCAATACAGCATGAAGCACCGGAACCGTCAGGAAGGAAAGTACTACGAATGCCGTTGCCGCTAATGTTGCGATAGGGATTATAAAGGTTATTCAGTGTGTCTGTGGAGGTAAGCACATTATCTCCGGAGAGTCCAACCGCCCAACCCTTGCTACTGATAAATTTGTCGTCCCCTCCAACAGAATAGTAGGTATATAAACCGATTTGACTAGCGTCCAGATTAGCGTCATACGTCAACAGGTCCACCAAAACATATACAGGCTCGGTATATTCGCTCAGATCAACAAAAATATGCTGTGCCGCAGTGTTTGCCACATGCTGTGAGTAGGTCCAGCCAGAATCGTATAGGAAATTACTCTCTACTGCGGGTGCGGGTGTTAAATTTTCTAACATATTATTATACCTCCGTTATCTCAACGCCATTTACAAGTAGGTCAGCGTTGAAAGTTCTTATTTCATCGTCAGGCTCAGTGTAGAAAGCGATCTTATTCCTATTCCCACTAGCACTATAATTCCCGCCGAAAAGCTCGTCCTTATCCTTTGAAGTTTCTGAAAGAGAACCAGATGTGCCATCATAAGAGTTAAAGTCTATGAAATAAAAACTAGTGTCATTATAAAGTCTGGTCATTAGATACCCACTTCCTAGGAAATCAACTCCCTCTGTTGCATAGAATGTTGCTGAAGCACCTGTGTTATATAGCCCATTAAATTCAGTTGTCATATAGAGAGAAGACATATCGCTTAAGTCAATGACGTACGATTTTCCATCCCCACAGACTATAATGTACTTACCATTACTTGGTGTATCAAGGAAAGCAGAGAACCAGTTGTAACTCAAAGAGTTAGCTAAGGTAGTCGTATTGGTTAAAGCTGGAGTTGTCAAGTTAATCTCATATATCCTCCAGTTAGTTAAGTATGAGCAATCTACAACCCACATGGTGTTTCCATCGATAAACAATCCGTAACCGTGGTACCCACTGTTAAGGCTTCCATTAAGTCTCCCTAACGATGGTACGGTAATATAATCGAGAGCATCACTATTATTTATATTGACACGATAGATTCTCTCATCATCTACACTTCCAACAGACCAGAAGTACACGTAGTCACCACCGTCCCAATCGAGAGCTTGAGGCCTACCATGAGCTGTTCCTAAGTTATCTGAGGTTACTGCTCTAGTGTCTGCCCCTCCTGCTAACACTTGAACATGGTTACTATCACTTATATAGTAAGTACGAATGTTTCCATTGCTATCCTTTGCAACTGCTGGTTGACAAATAGTAAAAATATTAGTTGTCTTGTTTAACGTAGGGAGTGCATTTTGATAGACCTCAAGGGCTGTAGCACTGTAAGGGATAGGCTCTATCGCAAAAGGAGCAAGATCACTTGTCAGGTCGAAGCCCGGAAGTATAGATGACTCAATAAACTTGTTGTCCTCATCAAAAGTGACATCCAGTGTTAAACTAGTAGACTCACTAACTAACTCCGAACCTGATAATATCGATTGTTCTTCTGTTACAGCTATATCACCTACGTTTATCCCACTATTCTTCAGCTCTGCACTTGCGGGATTTAGGTTGTCAAAAGCAAACTCACACCTTATGTCCCTTACGACTACATATGTATCAGCAGCGTTTGTCACCAAGGGATACGAGACAGTCTCTGCAGTCTTCTGTGTCCTGTTGATGGTGTATGTACCACCTTTAAACTTCTTGATTCTTTCCATCATAAGCCTCCTCCGAAAGCTAATATAAAGGGAGTTCCCTTTGTTATTCTCTTAATCTCGCTGTCAACATAGGCTTTTATTGTTGCTGCTTCAACCCATGCACTACCTATCCAAACATACATGATGTTTTCAATAGTATTCCAATAGAGAGCACCTTCTTGTAGAGGCTCACCCTCGTTATCTGTAGTTGGAGGTACCTCGTGTCCCCCAAGGTAAAGCTTCATAAGCTCAGTTGCCGAAGCCTCACTTTCAGCAGCAGAAGTAGCAGAGTTAGCAGCGGCTGTGGCTTTCTCATTAGCACTGTAAGGTATTACTGTAGATCCATCAGCTTCTGTAGGTACCCCTCCAGTTCCACTAGCCCATGCTTTAGCTTCCTCTGCATATGCTTTAGCACTGTAGTCTCCAGTGTCTGTACCATCAGCACTGATCACTGTGATTCCTTGAGCGTTCGTAGCGTATCCTTTAGATGCTTCTTTCCAAGCAAACGCTGAGTACCCTGAGATAGTCGTACCAGTACTGTTGTCTTCTATTAGTACACCAACATTCTCTGTTGCCCACGATACAGCTAAAGGTTGTCCTGTCTCTAGGATTACAAGCCTATTCTCTACTGTGGTGTTGAGTGCAGTAACTAACCTAGCAACTAGGTCGTTAATATCTGTTTCATCTGAAGCATCACCGTTGATAACCTCCAGACCTGTGTCGTCAAATATAGGCATTATCTTATGTCCTTATCATCTTTAGTTCTCTTACCATTTAGTTGCATTAGGTGAATACAAAACGATAGCGTTATGTACCACATGAGGTAGATGGTGTTTACTAGAGCATCTGAACTGAATACCCATGTTAACAGCAATACCTGTTATGTATGAGTACTCTTGGTTGACAGCACTCACTCCTCCCCATATGAAAGTACCCCATATACCTTCGCCCCATAAAGCAGGTTCGTTAAGTTGAGGCTCTGTTTCATACATTACGGACTTGGGGACATCGACCCCTTGGTAGTCAAATATAGGCCTCGTTTGGAAGACTTGACCTTTAGTTGCTGTAAGTTCAAAGAGCAGCCTTTGGAATGTCTTAGTATTCGTAGGAGATCCATAATGATGGAAAGCTGTTGTGAACCTACTGTATATCTCACCACCATCAAAAGAACTTGCATCTTGATGCTGTAGTCTAAGGTAAGAATCCAAAGTACTTGTGATTAGTCTCTTTGACTGTTTAGTAACTTCATGAACTGTGTTAATCTTTTGTCCTGTAGAGAATAAAGAAACTCCACGTACACTGAAGTCTCCACGATAGTCTGGTTCGCATGTTACCGTTATACCATCGCCATCATCAAAGTAGACAACATACTGTGATTTCTCTCTGTCTACTATAGCTCCTACGATCTTATGTTTGTTAAGCTGGTATGTCCTTTGAATCTTACGACTCAGATTGGCTATCTCAAAGTCACCATACTTATTAGTTGCCTCTAAGTATGTTATGCCTCTTTCGTCACAGAAGAGTGTTCTCCCCAGTATCCTTTGAGCTGTATTAGCTATAGCTCCACTGATAGCACTGAAAGTATCTTTAGACTCATCAAACCCACTAACAGTAGGGTCAGTCTGCTTAATGATATCTATCCCTTTCTCTTGGAAGACTGTAAGTGAGCTAGGGGATACTAGAAGATCTGTTATCTCTCCACCTAACCAAAAGACTCCACCAGATGTAACTGCTGGATCATAAGCAAAAGGGTCTCCTGAGTGAGAGACAAACAGTGTCCCTGAAGGATATGCTAAATGTAACCTTTGGTTGTATATCGCACATGTCATAGGGAACCCTTCATCAATCGAAGGATCAGACGGTAATACAGGTGTAGCAGCAGGGAACCCAGGACTACTAGCTTCTAGTAGGGATGTACAAAAGTAAGCTCCTGTGTTATCTTTCCATAGGATAACAGCGGGGCTTATAGAGTTACATAAGATTGCTATCTCATCATTAGGTGTAGCACTATTTGCCACTAACGGAAAGAACTGCATCCTTCCTTTCTCTACTGTATAGTTGTAACCAGCGTCTACTCCTGCTCCTTCAGATATAGCAGGGAACGTACCGATAGCTGTCCACCCTGTAGTGTCCATTAGCCACAACGAGTGATCACCTGTAGCATCGTCATAACCTATAACAAAGTAGTCACCATTATAATCAAAAGCTCCTTTAAGGTAGGTGACTCCTGTTACTGCTGTGATCTGTGATCTCCTTAATTCTCTAGCTGTATCATCTATAACACTAAAGTCATCAGGGTCAGTGAAGACAAGAGGTACATCTGATGCTTTGTTAACATCAATGAACAAACCGGGAGTATTAGGGTCTTCTATAGTTACAATGGTTCCATCTATACGTTCAAAACCCATAGTACTTCTGTACCCATGGAACTCACCACTGATCTCCTCATAGTTCAACAGATCAAAACATTCACCCGGTTTCATCTCTAAGTTACTTAGTGATTCATTGACTCCACCAGTGAATATAATGGTCTTAGGTTTAGGTGGTGATAAGTTAGGTATCCTATTATACATATCGTTCCTTAGATTAGAAAGTTTCGTGGGTATACTCTTCTGGCTCTGACATAATGCCTTAAGAGCTGACCGATAATCAGATTGCCTTCTACAGAGTAGTTCTGATACATACCGACATTCCCTAGATAAGTTGCTACCTTTTGAACTGCTTTATAAACAATAGCTCTTTGGAACTGTTGTGGTATGTTTGGTATATCAGTGTTGTCTGTTAGTATCTGTGGTGACTTCTTATACCTAATGGTTATATTGTAAGCATCATCAGGTCTTTGGAAGTGTATGTTATTTGTAGTAGGGTCAACTGAGAACCAAACAGGTGCATCAGCTTTAGTGTTATCTGCGAAAGGTAAGTCCTCCCACGGTACATACCCTAACATAATGTTATCTCTGAAGAACCCTCTTTTATGTTTGTATACTGATAAGTTCTCAGCAGCTACAGTAGACCCAAAGACCTGAGCAGGTGTGTAGATCACTTGATCAGCAACAGTACTGAAGCTTGAGATCTCAGCGTTCATAAAGTCCCAGTCTTCTCTTAGAGTTTGAATGTCAGTCCAAGAGGAAGAGACGGCATCTACTATATTCCTTTGTATACCTTTGGGGCTAGTGACATCAGAGATAGAGCCTTGGAGTCCTATAATGTCGTTCACTTGGTTGCATAGTTCTAAAAAAGCACTCACTTGTTAACTCCTCTTGGGTCTGGTGTTATTCTCCAGTTTCTTTGGTTTCTTTCTTACTAGCAGCGGTTCGTTTAGGTTTGTTGTTAGGATCATCAAAACACTTGTCTCCTTTCTTCCAATCACCTAAGATCTCCAGATCCACTCGATGTTGAATACTTGATAACCACTTAGGGGCTTCAACACCATTAGAACCTTTTACCCAAACTATGCGATCATTCTTTACTTCTTTAACACCTTGTCTCATGTGCGCCATCTATAGTAATCTCCTCATACAAAAAGGGGGCCGAAGCCCCCATGGTTAATAATATTATGCTACGTTCTTAACCTTAAGTACAGCCACGCCATAAGCTTTAGGCTGAACTACAGCACGACCGTAGACAAAGAGTCCACGCCAGTACTTACCGAAGCTCTTCTCAAGCTGTCCGGTTTCAGTCTTAGTGATCTGACCAGCGAAAGTCAAAGCTTCAGTAGTTCCGAAAGGAATCATGAAAGCTTCAGTCTCAGTCGTAGCAGCAGGAAGCTGGTTAGACTTGTAGACTTTCATATTGTCGATCATACCGATAAGACCGGTGCGGATAACACCAGTAGCATCACCAGTTACATCAGCCCTACGCAAGTCACCTTTCTTCAAAAGTGCACACATAGAAGCTGGCAGGACGACCCAACGTCCTTGTGCTGGAATATTGTTTTCATCCAGTACTGCATTCATCTCAACAATTACGTTAAGAATATTATCTGCATCACCATCAGTAGCATTGACCAGTCGGCCAGAACCATTGACATCTGCACCCATATCGTAAGCACCACTAATAGCGCCAGCGGTTGTACCGGTGTTATCAGAGTCACACAATGTTGGATCTGCAAAGTACTCAAGTACTTCACGGTCAACGGAAATCTTAAGTTGCTCTGCTGCATTAGCAGAGAACTCATTAACCAGTGGAAGGTCAGTCTGACCCATATCCACATGGTCTACTTTGAATGCCCAGTATTTAGACTGGTCGATATTAAGAACCTCAACACCTTCTTTAGGTACTTCGTATTCGATATCACCAGCAGTACCGTCCATCTCAGAACCACCTACTTTATAATCTCCAATAGAGAGAGTAGGTACTCTGCGGATGTAAACTTTCGTTTTGTTCGGACTATGACTTACGTATATTTCAACGTCTAACTCAGTTAGTCTCTGCGGGTACTCTTATGGAAAGTTAAGATGCGGTCTATCACATCTCTCTTAGTCTTCAGTAGCATGTACTTTCGTACCTTAGGTAGTACCTTCATCACGAAAGGTCTGTTCATCTTACCTAGAGGATGTCTCCAGATATAACAACCTTCCTGTTTCTGATAGTGCCCTTTGAAATCTCTCACTAGAAGCTCTATAATCACATAGTCTCCTGATGCTATACAAAGGTTTATCTTATTTCTACCATTATACCTCTTGAACTGTAAGTGACCATCACCTGCTATTAGACCTGCAAGGTAAGCTGGAGAGATATGTTTAGGTATCTTTAGATATCTACTACTTTCTCTGCTTTTCCTTTTGAAGTCTTTGATCAACACCCACTCTTCCTTACTGACTCTGGAGTCAGCATACCGTAACTGAAGAGCTATACAGTTCTCATAGTGTGTAGCTTTAATTAACAAGTGTTTACCTATAAGGTTAAAGAGTTTCTTAGAATCTTTAATACCCATATTCCATGTGCATACAGCAGAACCTTTATCCCTAGTGATATATGTAAGTACCCCTAGGTTATAGTACCTATGCAATGCTCTCATGATTTCAAAGTCAGGGTCTTTACTTGCTGTTTGACATAAGGTTGCTCGTAGTGTCAAGGTGTGTCTATCCATATACACAGAGACACAACCATCACTGTCGAAGAACCCTGCTACAAACTTGTTCAATTGCTCTGAATGTTTACTAAGTTTACCACTCAGCAATCTTTCCATTAACATTATGTTATCCTTATTCCTTACCGGAACGAGTTAAGTTTCCCTCAAGTTAGCTGTGAAGCCTCCTTGTTATTTAGAGTTAGTCTGGAGACAAAGTTACATATCTCCACCAGATTTAATTTCACCTTCGAAGTCAGTGTTAGAAATCTCACTGAAAACGGTAGAAGCATAGAAGTCCTTCAGCATCTTCCGTGCGAAGACGATAGGGATGTATGCATCATTAGTGCTAGCAGCTGAATCAACGGGGTTACCATAGTATTCTGCTACATAAGGGGCATTAACGCCCGGACGTACTGTTCCTGTATAAGCCATCTTTATATCTCCTTGATATCTTGTATATTAATCAGGGAGAGTTGTTCATATGATTACTGTAGTCTTCCTTCAGCAATAGCCTTGTCGAAATAGGCTTCCCATTCCTTAGCTTCAGCCTCTCGGCCTTTGAACCTCCCCCTCGTGACATCATCCATGAATTGTTCATAGTGTGCCAGTGGGACAATCTCTGGTTGTCCCTGAGTATTTGTCGTATTAGTAACTGCAGTTGCAGAGTTACCGACAGGGGTGACTTTGTTCTCAAGCTTCTTTTGCTGCGTAGGCTTCTTGTTTACCAGAGTCTTAAACTCATTAAAGAATCCTGCAACCCTTCCTACATCTCCGGTCTCTTCCGCCCTCTTGAACAGATCGTATCGAGGGAAACCTGATACGGGATCTGCTTGTTTCAAGAAAGACTCAAACCTAGGGTCAGTGTCAATCTCAGCGAAGTCAGGTACTAACTGACCTAGCCTATCAAGGAAGATATTGTACGCTTGTACTTTAGAATCCTCTGAAGCTGACTGGTAAGCTTTACGCTCACGGTCTTCAGCCTCTTGAAGCTTCTTCTTAAGATCAGCGGTTTCCTTCTCTACAGCCTGTCGTGCAAGACGGTGCATAGTGGATAACTCTTCTTCACCTATAGCGTCAATCTCTTCTTGTGTAGCAAAGTCTTTGATAGACACAGGAGTGTTCTGTTGTAACTCCTGAACTTGCTGTTGCAATGCTTGTAGCTTCTGGTCTCTAACACCTAGTTGGTCGTAGAGGTCACCAATAAGCTTCCTAGCTTTGTACATCTCAGAATCGTGGTATTGCTTCAGCTTCTTCCATCGATACTTGTAAGATGTCTTCTGCTCCTTTGTAGTAGGTTCTTCTTGTTCCTCAGCCTTTTGAATCTTAGTGGAATCTTGTGCTTCGAAAGTCTTCTCAGTTGGAGTGTGTAAGTCCGTTTCCGTTGCAGCGGAGGGTCCCTTATCACCATTCTCTTCCTGAGAGCCTTGGGCTGTCTGGTCGGCTGCACCCGACTCGGCAGGTTCCGAAGGGGAGTTATTAGTGTTCCCGAAGGCCATCTTCTCTAACTCCTGAATCTCTGCGTCAAGCTTATCCCTAATTTCTTTTGCTCCCAATGTAACTCCTCATTCTTCCCTTGATTGACTCACGAGTCTGTAGGGGTTGACCAGTAGAAGAATCATTAAGTACCTTAATGCCAACTATGGTGATCACGTTCCTACAGAGGCTTTTAATCGAAAGAACTTAGTAGTGCTTCGAGTAATCTCACTGTCCCTTGTGTACTCATAAGCGTGTTCATATCTTGAGACGACTTGAGGACCTTATATTGATCCTCAAGTTTTTCTTTTAAGATCTGCTGTTGATCATTTCGATCACCTTTAGCAAACCTTTGTTTATCTTGTTTAGTTAACACTATATTCCAGCTCCAGTCTTTAACTTAAGGGCAATCTCTCTCAACTGTTTCTCTCTATCTACATCAGTCTTGTTCTGTTGAACTGTAGTATCAGACTGTATCTTCTGCTCCTTCAGTTTCAGATCAAGTCCTTTGAGCTGTTGATCGATAGCTTTACGCTGGTCTTTCAGTTGCTCTATCTGAGCCTTGACTTGCTGAGACAGTTGATTCATTTCTTTCTGTCCCATCACTTGCATCTCAGTGGCTTGTAGTGAAGTCTGCCACTTACCCTGCTCTATCTGCATTTGCTTCTGCAGGCTTTGCGCTTGAGCATCTGCAGCTTCCTTAGCCTTCTTCTTCATATCGAGTCTGGTAGGCACTATCTCTTCTATAAACCCTAGGTCCTTAGCCATTTCTCGTAGTATGGCAGCACGTCCTTCCGTTCCCATGATCTGTTGGTCAATAGGGTTGGCAGTGATCTGAAGGAACTCATTCCTTTTGATTTGCTCTGAACCTCGTAAAGTCAACGTTGAGGAACCGAGGGCTATCACTTGAGGATCGCCTGTGTAATCTAACTCATGCTCCATGATGTTCATGTAGAACTGGTGCTCGATCCTAGGGATAATGACTCCAGAGTCAATATTCCTGATAGCATCTTTAATACCTTTAGAGGCACTCTCTAGTAAAATTGAGAGACCACCTAATGTGCTAGGGACTTGACCACTCTGTTCATTCCCGTATGCATACCTAGGTATACCTGTTGCATCATCTGCTCTCAGTTCAAACTCTTTGTATACTGTTAGCAACTCATTAGCATTACTTGTAGGTTGAAAGAAGTTAATCCCTCGACCACCAGCACCGGTAGGATCTACATCTAACTGCCATATCTTGAATGGGTAGATGTCTTCCAGATCCGACATATCCGCTATTCGTTGTATATACACTTCAATCTGTGGGCCAGACGCTAAGGCCATATTGTTTGCTAAAGCTCTGGCAGTTGCATTACAAAGACGTTGTATGTCTCTCATCAAATCTGGTAACGAACGACCCCATACAGAGCCGGGACGTTGCTGATAAGAAGCCGTATAATAAGGTCTTCGTAACAAGGGGTCATCATTGAGTACACACTTAATCGTGTGATTACCTGCGATGATTACCTCACATTCAAACTCTTTCCAATCAGGGGCATGCAGTACATACATGTCTTGCACTCCCCACTCCTTTAACACTTTAGCTTTAATAGGTCCGAAGAAGTGGATGCCTTGGTATATGTTTCTGTTAGCATCTGTGGAGTCACCACGTTTCTCTTGGTCTGCTTTATCTTGCTCTATCCCACTATCTAACCAATCATAAGATGTCTGAGGGCCTTCCTCAAGACACGCTATGATGTTCTCACTCTTGTAACCTCCACCTTCCATACCTACTAGATTACTCAGTTCAGTACCTGTCCATCTGATGTGTTCACAAAGAGCACCATCATATAAAGAAGATGCCTCTGGAGCAGGGTACATGTCATAGGGTGACACTCTCCGATTCCTATAGCAATACTGACCGGGGGCAGCTACCATCTCTCCGTTCATGTAAGTAGTCTTTCGTTTGTGTGTAACGATAGGTCCTTTCAGGAAAGCTGAAGGATACACTGAGAAGTCATCAATGAATTGACTGAAGGCTTCATACCAGTCTCCCTCGGATAACTGATCATTTATCTGTCGTTCCATAACCTTCATGTTAAACTCTGCTTCCTTCTGAAGCTCTAGGTATATGGCGTCTTCTATATCTCTTTTGTTCTGATTGAGTTGTCTAATAGCGTCTTGAGCATCTGAAGCTTTAACACCACCTTCTTGCTGCTGACCGTCTTTAGCTTGTGTCTCTATTACTAACTCTTCGAACTCTTTTTCTATTGCGACTTTAATAGTCTCTTTAGTTTCTGATGGTAAGTCAGGTACAGGTGTCGGCTGTAGTGTCCAGCTTTTCATATTAGTAGCTAACAGGATATCTCGAATCCATGAAGCTGCTGCTCGACACTTAGTAGCTGTGATATTCATATAGATATCAGAACCACCTTGAGCCTTTATAGCTGATAACTCTTTAGTACTGTACTCACCATTATACTGCTGAGAAGACTCAGTGATCATATCCTCAATGCCACTTTTCCTCTTAGCTTCTTTATTTATTCTGAATTGCTCTGTGACATGAGCGGCTACAGCATCTAAAAAGACCTGTGGTTGCTCATCAATAATAGAGAGTCTGTTTGCTTCCTCCTCTGCTATCACCTTCAGATCTGAAATACCTAGTATCTCAATTCCTGGGGTGTCGTCATATCCATTGTCATAGTCCATCATATAGTGTTATCCTCACACCCACATATAGTTTCCTTTCTTCACAGGTATCTTACCCTTCCTTACGAAACCGGTACTGTAGACTTCTTCAGCAAACGTGAGAGCAAGTGCATCTGCCCTATCCGGTGATCGTTTAGTCCTCTTTTTCATATCTTTCTTAGCTTCCAGTACTATCTGGAGTCTGTTGTTAAAGAAGTAATTGATAGCACTCAAGTCTTCTTGTAACTCTTTGTCATCATGTGGGATGTCTGCTGATATCAACCAGTCTCTTACACTACCATATATCTGTGCTCTTAAATTACTGTAAGTCTTAGGTTCAGATGATTTACTATTGACTGTTACCTCAACGACCGGTAAGTTAAACCTCTTGAGCTGATCGACAACTCCTGCTCCTACCCCGATGCCATCCACAAATACCTTAGCATACTGGTGTTGTCTGTATTGGTTCATGACAGCTTGTGAGAAAGCTACAGTATCTAAACCTTGGAACTGATATATCCCGTGTATCTTAGGGCCTTGTCGATCCACTATGACACTACTGTCATCTCCGAACCTTGCAGGGTCAACACCTAATACTCTAGGGTAATTCATGTATTCCCTAGGGTCAATGATGTTGTCCATGGCTGCTTTAACTGTCTCTGCAGAGATGAACTGACTATTACTCATTGCCGGGAACTCACCCAACACCCTCATCTTCACAAAGTCACTATTCTCTCCGTAGTACTCTATGACCTCTTCTATCCAATCTTTATCTACGTTGGGTGATCCGTAAGAGTCAAAGGTAATCTTTGTCCAATGTGGGTTCTCCCCTTGGAATAGCTGATAGAAAGCTCCTGAAGCACGTACAGGGTTTGACACTAAGACGAAGTGACACTCGCCTTTACTCAATGTACCTAACAGAGTATCGAATATTTCTGATGGTAACGCTGAGGCTTCATCCACTAACACAACTACTTTAGATGCATGCAGTCCAGCAAACGATTCTTTGTTTTCAGGAGAGCCTGTCACTAGTCCACAGAACTGAGTGTCTTTCTTTCCTTTGATGAACACTTTATCACTCATGATCTCAAAGAACTCATTATATGGTGCCCTCATAGTTTGAAGCCACTTAGCGAGTTCTGATCTGAAGACTCGGTGGAGTTGGTTGGCAGTTGGTGCTGTCGTTAACATACGACAATCAGGGAAGCAGATGAGAAAATAGAAGGTGAGCCATGCGAGTACTGCAGTCTTCCCTGAAGCTGTACAGGACTTAACTGCTACTCTAGCCTTTCGTTTGCATGCTGCAAGTATCAACTGCTTCTGTTGATCTGTTGGGTCCACACCTATGACTTCCCTAACGAAAGCTATTGGATCTTTACGATACCTTAGTATTTGTGCTGTGAGTTTCGCTTGGGTTGACATTGCTCTCCATGGTGTGTGTGTGTATCTAACGTATGATCCCTCAAGCAGGACTTGCACCTACACCTCACTGTTTAACTGACAGTTGCTCTAGTTATTAAGCTATTGAGGATTCATAGTGTAGTAACAGCGGCTAGGACTCAAGGCCATATCCTAGCTTTAGGCACTAAGGAGTATGCACTGTTATGCTTGTGGTAGCGGGGGTGAGATTTGAACTCACGACCTCTTGCTTATGAGACAAGCGAGCTGACCACTGCTCTACCCCGCTACGTGT